AGCCCAAAATGACTTAAATATTTGCACCCTTATAGCAAAGAACTTTTCCAGTAGCCAAGGTAACAGCGGTAAATCGTCCAAAAATAGTCAGACCTTTAGGATAAGTAACAGAAGTAACTTGGGAGCTTGAAGCTGTTCCTGCAACCCAATTAGAAGATGTAAGGGTAGTAAAGGTCGTATCTTCAAGCATTGTGATTGCACAATAGTTCTTTGAAGTACCCGCCGTAGTATTGGTAATGAACTCTGCTCCAAACTTACCTAATGCTTCTCTATCAATCATATTCTATTCCTTTAGGTTGGGATATTTACCCCAGACAAATCATCACCTTGAGCAATAACCAAAGCGTTGCGTCCACGCCTACGATAATCCTTACGCTTTGAAGCCCTTACCGATTCTGGTTCTTGAATTTCTTTTGCAGTCTGAACTGGAGCAGGAGGAGGCGGGGGAGGGGGTGGAGGCGGGGGTGGTGGCGGTGGCGGTGCTGGTCTACTTCCTCCTCCTCCCATACACATAAAATTATCTCCCTCTTTCCTGTTGTTCGTCAAATTTAGCTTGTAAAAATCTTACAAGTTGACGCTGACCGCTATAAATCCAAATGTCCCGATCAGATTCACTAGAATCTGGACATCGTTCAGGAACAAGTTGGTGCAATACATCTACTACTGCTTTAGATACTTTTGGAAATTCGTCAACATCTTTTTCATTTTTTGTTATAATTTTATTACCAGCCATAATTCTCCTTTGGCAAGTCATCTAACTCTTTAGGTAACAAGCCTTTGTCAATTCTGTGTTTTGTCTCTATCATCGCTCCAATGTTCCATAAACAAGCAACATCGTGTCTTTCATCCTTTATTCCTGCCAAATGTTTTGTTAAATGGCGTAATGCAGAATCAGCATATCGACTTAACGGCTGACCTTTTTCCCAATTCCTAGATTCGTATTTCTTTGCACCTTCTTCAAGCTGTCTTGCCCACATATACAATGCATAAGGAGGCAATAGGTCGAATCTACCTTTATTCTCATTGGTATCTCTAACCGAGCCTGTTTCAAACTCTTGTCGCTTACCCGAATCTTTTACTACGCAATCGCTCATTGTTGGGTTTCTTCTAGGGTTGGTATATTACATTCCCGTGCAACAAGAGCTTCTAGCAACGCTCCAGCACTCTTTTCAAAGCCTTTCAAAAAAGTAATGCAATCGGCAGACAAAAGATTTTTTATATCCTCTTTGAGATATAAGTGTCTAGGCAGGTCTTTTTGACCATCAAAGTTCTCTGCTGGATTAAGAACAATGTAGCCTTGTTGCCGTAGTTCGGTTGCACGAGAATGAAACGCAGGGTAATTCAAATCTGGAAGCCCCGTCATCGCCCCGCTAATATATACTTTTAAGGATGCCATAGTTTAACCTCATTGTTCTCATACTCTCCGTTACGAAGGATTCTGGATACCCTAGCTTGAATAAGGGCTTCCTCTTCTCCAAAACCCTCATCTACATAAGCATTAAGAACCTTTTTCCATAGGTCTTTAGAACCCTTTGCACCAAGTATCTTCTCTGCGGTTTTAGGGCCACAGCCTTGCAAGCCCGTATATCCATCAGTTTGATCGCCTGTAAGAGCTTGAAACAAATGCCACCAATCAGCATCATCTTGGGTTACTTCCTGCACCCCTTCTTCAGCTTTATGGGGGTTGTAATGCTTGCAAGGAATCTGTTTAAAATCTTTATCCTCTCCAACAATGATGCTGGTAAACTTAGATTTTTCAGTAGCCCAAATTCCCAATATATCGTCTGCTTCCAAAGTCGGCATCTTTACAGCCTTATATTCCTCTGCAAGCCAGTTCCGAATTACAGGATAAAGTAAAGGCTTTCGTTGCTTCTTTCGGTTCTCTTTATAAGAAGGTAACAAGCGTTTTCTCCAATTCGTATCATCAGAAAGGGCTATTCTAACTTCTTGTGCCTTTAACTCAATTTTTAAATCTTCAATAAAAGCCTTTGTGGTTTGCATAGCCGTATCTGTATGGCCGTGCAAAGTCCACAAATGGTCTCCCCAATCGCAGGGGTATTCATTCGTTATGGTATGCCAAAAGGCTAACCAATCTCCGTCTAGTAGCAGTTGTGTTTTTTTCATAATGTTTAGTATTTTACCTTTTTTAAACTTTTAATTTGCATAGCATATTGGGCTTTAGTATGAGCATCCTTTGAGTTGCTATATTTAATAAACAATCTAGCTTGCTCCTTTTTCTCACGCAGAAATGGGAATAAGCTGTTGACAACATCGAGGGCTTCATTTCCGTATATCCGAAAATAATAAAAATGCCTCCATATTTTTGTTTTACTCTTATTAGGCAGTTTTTTACACCAACCACCATAAATTTTATAAAATCTCTGAACCACTTTTGGATAACACGATTTAATAGCAACAACCCTAGCTCCAATTTTTGAGATATGAATACAGCCTTCTCCGTCAAAGTACCCAGCAAGATACGAAAGTTCAATTTCATTAGGTTGTCTCACTCAATGTGTCTCTGCCCAATTAAAGCCGATACGATACTCCCCGTCAAGGGGGCATCTAAACCCAAAATCAGAGCCAGCTTTTCGGATACCTAAAACAGCGGTCTTTCCAATAACATCAGAAATAGCTGTTTTACCTTCGATCTGCATTTCATCGTGAATGTGAGCTACCAAAGCGTAGTCTTTGCCAAAGCTGTAACCGCTGTGTTGCATTGTTGATACAAAGTTGATAGTTGCTTGTTTCATAATTAAAGCCCCTGCTGATTGCAAAAGCATATTTAAGGCTGAATGGGATGAGCGAACAGGTAGCTGGCGACCATCCAAGCCTGTTAAGTAACCCTTGGTATTAACAGCAAGTTCTACGGCATCTTTAAGCCTCTTAATGGCTGGGAGCTTGCGTTGAAACTTATCTATAATCTCTTTACCAGCCCGTTCACCTTTACCGATAATGTTTCCTATTTTCGCTGAACCAGCTCCATACAAAAACGCATAGATAAAGGTCTTTGCAGAGTTCCTATCTGGCAAGCCAGAAGCTTCTTGATTGGCTGTATGAATATCACCCTCTAATAGAATCTTGGCATATTGTCCACCATCGTAAGGGTGCATATAGTGGGCAAGGCAACGAAGCTCTAAACCAGAAGCATCAGCACCTATAAGGCTAAACCCATTACTCTTATCAGCCACAAAGAGGCTTCTGCACTCTTTACCAAAAGCTGAGCCAACTCTAGGCACTTGAGCCATATTAGGGTTACGATGGGTGCAACGACCAGTAACAGCACCATTTGTAATAACCCTGCCGTGCATCCTTCCCTTTTTAACCAGCTTCATCCACGCTTCATTACCCTCTGCAATTTGGGCAAGCCGTTTGGATACTAATAAGTATTCTAAGAGGGGTTTTGCCTCTGCATAGCCCAACCCTTCAAGAGCCGTAAGCACTTGTTCGTCAACTTTGGGTTTTCCATCTGGAGTAAACTCTTCGGGCTTCCATCCTTTTTTGATAAACCTGCTTGCGATTTGGTCTCTGCTTGCTGGGTTGAACGGGATGATTTTTTTCTTCTTGCCACCCTTTGTAACTTCCTTGGCTTTATAGCCAGCCATTACAGCTTCTTTCTTTGTTGTCCACTCTTTGCCGTCAGAAGTCAACCAAAGATTTGATTTCATTTCCTCAACATCTGGTAAGAATACAGATTGCAAACCAGCCTCAAGTTCAGCCCTGCGTTTTTGTAGAACAAGGCAAAGTCTTTCAGCACCCTGCTCATCAAACTTAAAACCATAAGCCTCTTGTTTAATCATAATATCTGCAAAGCCGTGTTCTAGCTTAATACTTTTAGGGCTTGGCTTCTTGCTCAAGAGCATCCTGTAAAGCTTTAAAGTAACAGCAACATCTTGGACGCAATAATCCTCCATAGCAGGAGACCACACTTCAAAGCTTGCTGAATCCTTGAAGTCACCTTTATGGAGACCAATACGAATACCCCAAGCTTTTAAGCTGTGAGAACCAATAAGCTCTTTTGGAAACCCGCCATTGATCTTACCAAAATCCAAGTCCTTTAAGTCTGGAAACACAAGTCTAGTGGTAATCAAGGTATCAAACAGGTTTCCTTTCGGTTTGAAGGCTGGATAGAGCTTTTGCAATACAGGTATATCAAAACCCATAATGTTATGCCCAACCAGCAGTTCAGCGTTTTGTAGTAGCTCCAATCCCTGCTCAACAGGGCTTCCATTGGGCTGTTGATTAAAACGCTTTGTCTCTCCTGTATCCATATCTGTTAGAACAAGACAATGAATCTTTGTAGCCTTTTCAACCAAGTGGTCGGACTCTAAATCAAATACTATGTTTTTCATTCAAGCTCCTCTGGCACTTCAACCTCCTCATCAGCAATCGCAAGCTCTGTAAGCCTTCCTGTTTCCTTATTGTAATCCAAACGGCAACTAATCCCTGTCTCTCCTGTAAACCTATTCTTTAGGATTCTTATAGTTGTAATGTTACGCTCGTTGCCGTCTGCTTGCTGGTCTCTCTCTAATCCAATCACAATGTCGGAGAGCTGGGCAATACCAGCAGAACCTCTAAGCTGGGAAAGACTTGTGGTTGCACCATCCTCGTGTCCTCTGCCTTCTGGACGCTTCAAGTGGGATACAAGAACCAAGCCAATCTTCAGTTCTTCCACCAAACTACGAAGCTTGGTCATTGTGTTATCAATCAATCTACGCTCGTCTCCGTCTCCCATACCAGAAACCACAATGCTTAAATGATCTAGTACGATGTATTCACACCCACACCCCTTTGCCATAAACCTAACCCGATTAAGAAGATTTTCTGAATCCATAGAACCAAAATGGTCATAGGTAAAGAAGCGGTCTTTAATTGTACCCACAAACAAGTTTTCCAATTCCTTCTGGGTGATGCTGTCTGGTTTTATATGCAACGGCTTACTTGCTTCAATCGCCAAGATTCCCAAAGCAGTTCGCCTTACTGACTCCTCAAGGGCTATGTAGCCTATTGTCTTTCCGTTGCGTAGAAGCCAATGAGCAAGCTCCCTGCAAAACTGGCTTTTACCTATACCAGAACCAGCACATATTGTAACTAGCTCTCCCTTCCTCAAGCCGTGGGTCATCGCACTTACCCCAGCATAAGGGTACGAAACTGATTCCTGCAAATCTACCTTGGTGATGTAATCCCAAAGCTCTGAACCTCCAACAATGCCATCTGGTCGGTACTCCTTTGCGTTCCACATAGCATCTACTATCTCTGCACCTCTACCAGCCATAAGCAGGTCGTTTGCATCTTTAAGGGCAAGCGTTGCAACCCTAGCCTTGCCTACGCTTAACAACGAAGCACAAGCCTTAGAAGCCTTGATACCCGCTTCATCATTATCAAACATAAAGACAACCTTCTCAAACTTCTCAAGCCACTCCATATTCTTCTTGATTGCCTTAACTGCTGATTGTGCTCCTGTTGGTATGCTGACCACAGGCCACTTGTTGCTTTGTGTTTGTGAAACAGAAAGGCAGTCAATCTCCCCCTCTGTAACAACAACCATCTTACCTCCATTAAAAAGGTGTTGCCCAAACAAAGTCATTTCAGAGGCTTCTCCAAGAATCATAAAATCCTTGTTTTGAAACCTTAACTTTTGTGCAACCACCCTACCTTCTTTGTTTCTGTAATCTGCGATTTGAACGGGTTGGCCGTTGTAAGTTCCAACCTTATATCCAAACTTCTCGCAAGTTTCAGCGTGTATATTTCTCTTGGTTAAGGCAGTTGTATGCCCCTCAATTAGTCCTAAATTCATACAGACTTGTGTTTCCTCCATTTGGGGTTCTCCGTCTCCTTTTAAATACGCTGAACAAGAAAAGCAGTACGATGAGCCGTCCGAATATTCGGCACGAGCATCAGACGAACCGCACTTCTCGCAAGAAGCGTGTCTTACAAAATTAGCCATTCTTTCGGGACTTCCTTATCAGCATAAGGGAAGCCGTAAGTCGTTGACCACTCTGCGTAGGTTGTTCGGGACTTCTTGTTTAGACGCTGAATAGACCGAGAAAAAACCAAGCGTATGTCTAGGTCGGGATTTTGCTCCTTTACTAGCACCAGCTTTGATCTGTCCTGCGGTGTGAACCAGCCCTTCGCCTCGATTATTACGCCGTTTGGTAGAATGAAGTCGGGTTTGTAATGACATTTTCTTGTAAATTTTAGTCGTAATGTTTCGTAACTAAACTGCACACCAGCTTTTTCTAACTGATGTGCAATTTGAGTTTCTAAACTACTCCTATATTTAGAAGTCCTCTGGAAGCACGGGCGTTTGGCTCGCTTCATCTTTGGACTCCTTTGGTTTTGTAAGCTCTGGGAAGGTTTCTCCACCTGCCACATAGCCTTCTTCTTCAGAAGAAAAGCCAAAGGCTTCAAAGGAGTTTCCTCCCGATGACGGAGACTTCAGTTCAAGAACCTGCACAGCTCGCAACCGAAGTGTGATGCCTACCCCAAGAGCAGGAACAAACCAAGGGCTTGCCTCACAGCCAATTTTAATTACTGAACCACCACCGATAAGTTCCGATGTGGGATGTCCTTTGCAATCGAACAAAGCTGGACGAAGTTCAATAGCTTCACCCGATTTAGTTTTGACTTTGGCAGGAAGCTTAAAATTAATTTCAAGATTCTCACCATCCTCAGTTTCTTTCCAAGGTGAATCAGCAAGCTTGAGCTTTGCCTTCTTTTGGGTCTTACAAGTTTCCTCGTAATAGTCCTTGAGAACCTGTTTCACTTGGGCAACAAAGGCTTTAGAATCGTCCTTTGAAACAAGTAGTTTCGTGGAATAAACTCCGTCCTCGTTGAATTTAGTATCTGCTCGATTTAGTTTCGGATACACAGCAACCCCTTTAGGGCTGGTGATACGAACACGATTGTATTTTTTATCCATATCTCTCCTTTTTATTTTGAGTTGGTTTTTGTTTAGTTTACTTGGACTCGCTCAAATCGAATCCCTGTAAAGGTAGCTGTCGGTCATCTTCCTCATCTTCAACAAGCTCTAGCTTCCCTTTCAATACAAAACCAGTTCCTACAAGAAACTGCGTTATGCCATTGATTACATCGTCAAGATGGTCGGCACTAAACTCTACTTGCACCCTAGTATTAGGATACCCGTAAGTTTTTCCAGACTCCTCATCACAACTTGTAAGTGTGTATTTAATTGCCATTTGTGTTTCCTTTCATTTAACAAAATACTCGCTCTGCAAAAGGTAGTCAATCGGGAAACCCTCGTTTTTAGGGGGGTTATGTAAAGTATTAGGCTTTCTAATAGCCCCCTCTATTACCTCTTTCAAGGAGGTTAAAATGTCTTTAGAAAAAATATCTCTTACTGCTAGAAGAACATTTTTCCTCATAGCTTCAATGTCGTTTGCGTGTGAACCAAAACAATCGTGAATACAAAAAACTTGTTCTACCCCTTCAGAAGCCATTTTGCTAATCGCCAAATGCACCACGCTGGCATCCAAACTATGAATAAAGTTAGGAGCAAATCCAGCAACTTGTCCCTCCTTGTCGAGCTTGTTTCTGTGTTCCTCATTGTACGATACATAGCGAACAACATCGCCAAGACGAAGCTTAATTGTTTTTAAACGGCTTGCAAAATAAGGCTGATAAACTTCAAAACCAGTAGGGCTAGTCCAAGCCAGTTGCATATCTGAATCCAAAGCCGAAATAGCTACCTGCTTAAACCAGCTCATTGTTTCAAATACAGAAGGCACAATGTCCCGAATTGCTTTGGCAATCTCATCTGAAGCCAAAAGGCAGTTGTGAATAGATAAACCAGTTTTCTCTGAAAATTGCTCTGCCATTCCATAACGGGTAACTCCGTAAGGTAAGGTCATTACAGGTCGCTTTAGAACATCTCTGTTACACCATTGGGTTAGCCATTCTCTGTCGCTACCTCTTATGTTCTCTATAAGCCTCTGGCTAACCGCCCCGTAGATGTCCGAGGGTCTGGGGGAGGGTAGGACATTTGTGAGCCTACCCATCGTTGCATCGCCTGTGAGCAAAGAGATGATTTGTAGCCCATTGTTGCTCGCATCTAAAGATACTGGATAGCTTTCTGCTCCTCCTACATAAGCAAAACACCATCTTAAAAATTGCCAAGGGCTTTCTGCTTTATGCCACCAAACAGCTTGATAAGGGTCGGAAACAACGCTTTCAATGTTTGCTTTGTTATCCGTAGCCCACTTTATTCTTTCTTCAAATGTTCCGCTGTCGCATCCAAAATGCTTTGAGCCGTCCAAAAGAAACCATTTACGC